TGAGCAAGATCTTTGATGATCTCGAAAAGTGGCTTGATCATTGCCGCCTTAGTCTCCTTCCTTACAATCCTAAGGATTTGTATAGGAGTGATGCATATCGCGCATGGCAACGTGAGCAAGATTACTATGCTCGCAAAGCAAAGAAAGAAGCTCGATACGGACAGGGTGCTAGATGAGAAAACTTTATTACATGGGCCTAGAGCCTTACAAAGCACGTTATACTCTACAGTTACAAGACTGGAACGAAGCTGTATTTAAACGCAGGGGCATTGATTATGTATTGGTGCCGGGCGAAACGCTTAGTAACGATCAGGCTATTGTAACAGGGCAAGTACTGGATGCACATGGTCGCACATATTTCGGCATGTCACAACTAATGAATCTAGTTAGCATGATGAAAGCTGGAGAAATTAATCATAAAGATGTTATCTACTTTGAAGACATGTTTCAGCCTGGTATTGAGAGTCTTCCTTACATTCTCAATCAAATCGATCATAGTTTGCGTCCTCGTATATTTGTCCGTTGTCTTGCTCAGTCAATTGATCCGGACGATTTCGTACATGTATGGGGCATGAGCGAGTTCATGGGTCACTATGAAAAAATGGTAGACTCTTTTGTCGACGGTGTTCTTGCAAGCAATGAAGAAATGGTCATGCATATGAAAGTAGCTGGTTGGAAAAGTCCAATCTACAACATTAGTGGACTAGCATTTGGTAAAGATGAAGTACGTGCAAGAGTTCCAGGAGAGCTAAAGCCATTTGATCAACGTAAATTCCGTGTAGGATTTGCCGCACGTTGGGATCAAGAGAAACAACCAGACTTCTATATGGACTTAGCAGAACTTTGGAATGAGCGCCATCCAGGACAAAGACTAGAGTTCGCAGTTTTTGCAGGTAGTAAACTTAAATCAAATAACGATAGTTATATGGCTCGTACCCGAGATTTACAGGCACGTGGCTTGTTAACTGTGTACGAGGACTTGGAAAAAAATGATTACTATGCTTTACTTAACGACTCTCGTGTCCTCTTTAATTGTGCTTTACAAGACTGGGTATCTAACACCGTATCAGAAGCCGATACTCTTGGTTGTAATGTGCTATATCCTGCATATAGGTCTTTCCCTGAAACTTTTGCTAATGACCACGAACGTCTATACATTCCTTGGTCGCTAGAAGATGCTATTAGCAAATTAGAACGTCTTATTCGTAAGCCGCATGCCAGCATTGGCAAGATTAGCAATTGGACAGATGGCACAATTGATAGGATTTGTGATATCATGGAAACTGCTGGAACAGTAGCAGAAGACGGAATGGGATGTAATGCCGGTCAATGGAGACGTATGTCAACTGACTATCGTAAACATACTCATGAAAGCAAATATTAATAAATGAGTAAAACCATTATTGTAACAGGTGGATGTGGCTACATTGGTAGCCATGTCGCACGAGCATTCAAGCAATTAGATGCCAATAACAAAGTCTACATTGTAGATAGACTGCGTTTCGATAACACATTAAAAGATATTGATGGATTTGTACAGGCAGACTATGCCAGCGTAAATTCTTTAAGTTTTATTGCAGAAAAGAATCCAGACATTATTGTTCACTGTGCAGGAACTAGTTTAGTTGGCCCTAGTGTAATAGATCCCAGCGACTACTACTCTAATAATGTTAGCAAGACTATCTCGTTGCTAAACTTTCTCAAAGATCGTCCTAAGAAGCCTGTAATTATTTTTAGCAGTAGTGCCAGTGTATACGGGGATCCAGTTGAAGTTCCAATTACCGAAGATCATCCTGTCAATCCAATAAGTCCATACGGCAATACAAAGTTAATGATTGAAAAATTATTAGCAGATTACAGTAATGCCTACGGAATTAGTAGTGTTTGTTTTAGATACTTTAATGCCGCAGGTGCTTGGCCGGTTGAATCAGATTTAGGACAACCTTGGGGTGCTACACATATTGTTGCACGAGCATTAGAGGCAAGTTTAAAACACTTGCCATTTACACTTAATGGAAAAGATTTTCCTACCGCAGATGGAACATGCATAAGAGACTATATTCATGTAATGGACTTAGCCACTGCACATATTAAGGCCGCTACATATCTCGAATCTAGTCCAGGCGCCCATATTTTTAATCTCGGCACCAATAAAGGTACTAGTAATCAAGAAATTGTTGATTATGTTAAATTACATTTTGGAATTAAAAATATACAAAATGGACCAAGACGTGCAGGTGATCCAGCAGAACTAGTTGCAGATGCAACCCGAGCAAACAAAGAGTTGACTTGGGAACCAACATGTAGTACAATTGAAGATATAATTAGAGATGCCTATAAATGGTATTGTAATCAACCTCAATATTGATATATGAAATTTTTACTTAACTGGTTAGAGAGACACGATCGTAAACGTATTATTATGGATCGTGTTAATAATGAACCGTATTTGGAACGCTACTATATATTTTTAAAAGATAGAAAAACTTTCCCATTTAATATTTTTTTACACAAATTTTTAAAGGGTGATCCGGACGATGTTCACGATCACCCATGGCCTTATTTTACACTAATTTTGAAAGGTGGTTATTATGAATGGATTCCTCAATTTAACTCAGACGGTACAAAAAGTTGCGAGATTCGTAAGTGGCGTGGGCCCGGACATTGTCGCATTTGCAGTCCTAAGTCTTATCATCGCATTGAGCTGGCTGATGGCATAACTGCATGGACGTTGTTTATGCCAGGTCCACAAAAACGCGAATGGGGATTCCTTGTTAATAACAAGTGGGTCCATAATGAACAATATTTAGAAACAATGAAAGCGAAATGAAAGATATAATTAATGCAAAACTTCCAGAAGCATTAGAAGATAGTAACGCACCGTGGACAGAAATTGTTAGAGAAGATTTCCACGTAGCAGTATATAAAGACAAATACCCAGTTAGCCACGGGCATTTATTGTTCGTGCCTAAATATAATACAACTCATGTTCTAAGCGAAGCATTTAATGATGCATTTAGACATGGACGAGCAATGGTAAAGGCCGGCGAGTGTGACGGGTTTAACATTGGTTTAAATTACGGACAAACTGGCGGACAAACTGTAGAGTGGCCACACATTCATCTTATACCCAGATATGAAGGCGATGTGGAAGATCCAGTAGGCGGTGTGAGGAACATTATCCCCGGCAAAGGAAACTATAAAAAATGGATACAAGAACTAAAGAAGTAATGGACATTCTACAAGAAGAATGTGCAGAAGTTATACAAGCAGTTAGTAAAATTAGTCGGTTTGGTTTAGATAATGTTAAACCTGGAAAACCTAAAACTAACAGAGAGCACCTAGAAGAAGAACTCGGTGACCTGTATGCCATGATTAATATTTTACAAGAAATGGATATTGTTAGTTGGAATAACATCGAAGCCGCTAGTAATGCCAAAATTGAAAAATTAAAAAAATGGTCTAATATTTACGAGGTATAATTATGAAAGCTCAAAAGCCTGCTGTGGGTATTTTAAAACGTCAAGATTGGGGCGATGCAATGACCTATCAGGTTGTTTGCGAGTGCGGCGATAGCAATCATGATCATAATATCTGGATCGAAGCTGATGATAATAGTGTCACTGTTACCACATATACCCAACAAAAATCCAAATGGTGGAGCATGAATCGTTGGCAAAAGATTTGGACATTGTTAACCAAAGGTTATATAGAATACGAAGGCAGTATTATTATGACCGAACAACAAGCATTAAACTATACAGAAACATTAAAGTGTGCTATACTAGATGTAAAGCAATTTAAGAAAGAAAGATATGAGCAAAATTAAATTAGCAGAATTGTTTTATAGTATACAAGGAGAAGGACGCTACATGGGTGTACCGTCTGTCTTCTTGCGTACATTTGGTTGTAATTTTAAATGCCAAGGATTTGGCATGCCACGAGGAGAACTAAGCAATGAAGCAGAAAATATTAACCCTGCTCTTTGGACCGAATATAAATCACTTCCTTTGGTCACTACAGGGTGTGATAGTTACGCAAGCTGGGATCCTCGTTTTAAACATCTTAGTCCTTTGCTCGATTCATCTTCTATTGTTGATTCGATTATGGAAATACTTCCGTACAAAGAATGGCAAGACGAACATCTTGTTATAACCGGAGGCGAACCTTTACTAGGTTGGCAAAAGTGTTATCCAGATTTATTGTCACATCCTAAAATGTCAGGTTTAAAAGAAATCACTTTTGAGACAAACGGCACAATGCGTCTTACTACAGCATTTAAAGAATACTTAAAAGACTGGGCATTCGGTAGCGACGAGAGAGAAATTACATTTAGTGTAAGTGCTAAACTTCCGTGTAGCGGCGAACCTTGGGCAGATGCTATCAAACCAGAAGTAGTTTGCGACTATGAAAACTATGGCACAGCATATTTGAAATTTGTTATTGCTACAGAACAGGACTTTGCCGACGCTGAATGTGCCATTGCCGCATATCGAAAAGCAGGATTCGAAGGACATGTTTATCTAATGCCAGTTGGTGGCGTAGAAAGTGTATATGCAATGAACAATAAGAATGTGGCATTGTTGGCAATGAAACATGGATTAAGATATAGCGACAGGCTACAAGTGCCATTATTTAAAAATGAGTGGGGAACTTAATGAATAGATTTATTAAAAAGATGTTTGGCATAGATAAAATAGAAGCCAGAATTGAAGAATCGTTACAGCAAGCAGAGTCGGCTAAAAAATTAGCAGAGGAAGCTACTATTGCCGCCGAACGTGCCACAGAAGCAGAACGTGTGTCCAAGCTGACTCCTAAAGAATTAGCTACTGAAAAAAAAGAACCATACATTGCGGTGTTAGAAACCAAGGTAAACAAGGACAATGTACGCAATGGTTTTTTTGAACTTGACTGGAACGAGTACTTTGTGTTACAATTAACAGAGGCCGGATACATTGGAGTCACAGAAGAAGAAATAGTCGACTTATGGTTCCAAGAACTATGTAGAAATGTTGGCGCTGAATCTGGCGTTGAGATGGAACGTAGGGGATCTGGATATGTTAACAGAGCGTTACGTGATGACGGAAGAACTGAGATTTTTTAATGACAAATACCTATATTCTAGTTGATACCGCAAATACATTCTTTAGGGCACGACATGTTGTGCGTGGTAGTCTAGAGGACAAAGTCGGAATGAGTTTGGCCACTGTGTTAGGCAGTGTTCGCAAAGCATGGAAAGACTTTAAAGGTACTCATGTAATTTTCTGCCTCGAGGGTAGATCGTGGCGCAAGGATCATTACGAGCCATACAAGCGACAAAGGGCAGAAGCTCGTGCTTCGCATAGCCCAAGAGAGCAAGAAGAAGAAAAAGTATTTTGGGAAACATTTGATCAGTTTAAAGATTTTATTATTAATAAAACTAACTGTACAGTACTGCATCATCAACAACTAGAAGCAGATGATTTGATTGCTGGCTTCATTCAAGCACATCCAGATGATAACCATGTTATTATTTCAACAGATGGCGACTTTGCACAGTTGATTGCACCAAATGTAAAACAGTACAATGGTGTAATGCAGATTACAACTACACACGAAGGATACTTTGATGAAAAGGGCAAGCCTGTTAAAGATAAGAAAACTAATGAAGCAAAAGGCGCTCCGGACCCAACATGGTTACTCTTTGAGAAGTGTATGCGTGGCGACACCTCCGACTAAATCTTCTCTGCTTTTCCGGGAGTACGTGAGATGGGGACAAAGAATTAGGTTGGTCTCCGTGAGGCCTTTGACGATCGAGATTCCAAAGGATATTCTTGGAACAACATGATGCTCCAAAAGTGGGTTGACCACGAAGGTGTCGAACATCGTGTTTTGGACGACTATGTGCGTAACGTAAAGCTATGCGATCTTACAGCACAACCTCCAGAAATCCGTGCCCTTATTGAAGAAGCAATCGCCCAAGAAATTGGTAAAGAAAAAAATATCCCCCAGGTTGGATTTAGGCTAATTAAGTTTTGTA